TTACGGGTAAAAATTAGTTAGAGCGATTCGAGCGAGCTCGACCACCCTCCGCACAAATTTTTATCGGTTTGTGCTGCGCATTATACAAACCGCAAACCCTCAACATAACGTTATCACATTGTGCGCATCCTTTTTTTTGAGAAATCACACAGCTTTTTTCATACGGCCAGTAACAAGAGAACGAACCATAAAAGGAACATGATCACGATTATGGCAAAGAAAATCAGCCATAGATTTGAACTCAATTTCAGACTCAACAGGCACCCAAAGAGTAAGTTTACGTAAACCTTGAGAACGCTTACGATGTTCATAAGCTGAATTACGACTCATGGCGTCACCAGTGACGGAGCTTTAGAAACGGCTTGAACGGGTATTAACTCACAAAAAGAATTCATGAATTCAAAGTAAGTATGATGTGAATAAATAATGCCAAGAGCAAAACCAAGAGCAAGAAAAACAAAGAGAACAAACAAACCTAACAATAAACCTTGAATATCCATAACTATAATCTCCAGTTATTGGGAGGGGGCGCTACGCTTGCCTCCCCCTCCCTACCTATTTGCAAGCGAGTATTCACGGTCAGATTGATTTGTTTCGGGTTTAACCTTAATCAAGGGCTGACAAGTGATAAAAGTAGTAAAATCGTTAAATTTAAGTCTAGCCAAACATTCAGTTATAGGTGAAACAACAAATCCAACCGAACTTGGCAAAAAAACCTCATCAGTAACGGGATTGTAAAAGGAATAATCATAATGAACTAAGCCATTGGATTTTTTTACATACTGGGAACCTGAAATATAAACATCCTTTGTAGCATCAGAAACGAACTTAGTTAAAAGCTGTGTTTCAGCATCATCAAGTAAAGATGATGATTTAGGCAAAAGAGAAACTTTTGACTTGGGCTCATTAGGGGATGCAGTCTCAGGCGTTTGGAGAACTGAGTCAGGGACAGCAGAGGTTTTATCAAAAAACAATGTATTGGCAAATGAGTAAACAGAAAAAACAACAACAAAAATAAGAATAATCAAAATATAAAATATCTTGGGCATCTTAAATTTATGGGTATGCAGTTCAGCACTAAAATAAGAGCCATAGAAATTCGTTGGCCTCTTAATTAATGACTTTTGGCAATTTTTGACATCGTGATAATCATCAACATCAAAACTTTTTGAGTTCTGATAACGAGCGACACGGTTAGAGTTAAACGCATTATGATAGTGAACATGGCGATTGACTAAACGCCTTACGTTACTATCTAAAAGCATTCTATCCTGTGTAATTAAATGTATATCGTAACCATCATGGCGGTGAGTCTCAAATTTTGAAATATGAGGTGGAACTGTAGAACCCACAGGACGAGGCGGGAAAAATTGCTGACACTCATCAATTAGGATAATGCTCTGCTTTGGTAGATTGAACCAATCCTTAGGGTTAGAAAAATGAGTAAAATGTAAATTCAAGTGCTCAAGGTGTGAGAACTCAACCTTATCGTAAGGCATATTGCTTAGGAACTCATCAAGCAGAGCCGTCTGCTTTGATGAATAAAGTTTTTTAACCCAAAACAGCCAAGTGTCTAGATGGTTGGCCGTATTGTAATAAGGCTCAAGCCAAGGAACGTCAGACAGTTGAATCAAATCACCGTTATCGTGAACCCGTTTGATAATTTTACGAATGCGCTTTAGTGCCTGTTTGTTCTTCAAACGGTACATATAAAGACCGTAGAACCAGCCAGAAAAACTAGAGGCAACCTCAAAATCAAGCATCAACAACTTGATGTTATTATAAAAAATTGGCCTAGTGCCATTATTAGCGCCAACAAGATAAGCAATGGTATTCAGCGATTTAGACGCGCCCGGCTTCCCTGTAACTAACTCTAACATTATGCGCTCCAATCAACAGGTGATTTGTCGCCCGGCTTACGCCAAACAAGCTGCCTAGAGTAGCCGCTTTTGGAGACTCCTTTTAATACCATAAGCGCAACGCCGCTAGACATTGCAATATTTAAAGCCGTATCAATCCCAAGTAGGTGAATAAAAGTGGCTATATGAGGAAATATAATTGAAGATGCAGAAGCATTTAAACGGTTAATTATTTCGTCAAAAATAAAACCTACTCCCGCATAAGTAACTGTACCAAAGCCAATAGCAACACCAATACGAGCAACAGAGGCGGTAATAAATTGACCAAGGAAAGGAAAAATAGAAGCAAGTAATAAAGGTATGAATTGCATATTTACCCCTTAGTGATATTTGACAATCATTAAACCAGAAGCAACAGAAGCAAACGCAATTAAGAAGAACTTAATAACAGTTGCCAAGTCACAGAATGGTGATAAGTCGATAGTAAAGGTGGTAATTTTGGCATCAACAACATAAGGAGGTGGACAGGTATCAGAACCACCAAAATTAACACCGTTAGAAGAATTGTAATGCTCAGTAAATTGTTTTATGTCTACAGTGCCAGCATCTAAATTTTTAATATCAGAATCTTCACTATTTATAAAATCAGTAAGTGAATTTGTGGCAGCATTAACAGATTCAGAGGCAGAAAGTTCATCGGCAATAGTTTTACAACGTGACTCCCACTCCTTACGAGCGATATAGCATTGTGGGCTATTGGTAGAGCATACAAAAGTTTCGCAACCGTTCTCAGTAATAGCATCAGGGTCAGAGCCAGAGCCATCGCCAATCTTTCCAATGGCATCGACAATACTTTGCTCGGATTTACCAATAGCGCCTTCAATATCACGCATACGAACAGCAATATCTGTAAGGTTACTGTTTGCATCTAAAAGCTGCTCGACAACATCGGAATTATCAGAAGATGCACCACCAAAAGAGCCTTTAATATCGGACAGAGTACTATTTACTTTCATTAACTCATTATATTGATCCATCATCATTTCTAGCTTCTGCATTTCGAGTTGTAAGTCACCACCACCACCTCCACCTCCACCTTGAGCAATACGGCCTAATAAATCAGTAATAGTATTTGAAAGAATATTATTTATAGCAGGGATTGAGGCAGAATTATTATTTAAATTAGAAGTATCGGAGCTAATTTGACCTAACTTGTCTGCCATATAACCCAAAACTTGCATATATTCACCAGTAGAAGATGAACCGCCGCCAGATTGGGCTTTAATAGAATCTCGAATTTCAGCTAGGATAACTTGACTCTGTGAAACCCATTGCGTTTGGTATTGAATATCCGAGCGAACGCCACTCACACCACTGGCAAGAGCATTGCCTAAACCATCGGTACGATTAATTAAATCAGTGAACTGGTTAAAGTTCTGCCATCTTAATTGGTCAATAGATGTTTTAGTGTAAGAGGATTGTCTCGCACCCTTTAAAAGTGCGTCATAAATAACGCCTAAATCCGTGTGAATATCCTTAAGTTCAGTTGTAAAAGTAGTTGGCAACCAAGGATAAGGCGATAAGTTATCAGAACTAGGGTCGGGAAAATTTGGGTTAGGATTTGGGTCAGGGTCTGGATTAGTACCACCGCCTCCGTCTTGACAGTTGTTAACGTCAGTTTCAAAGTAAACCATCCAAACAGTGCAAAATGGGTTTTGCGGGTCGCCAGTTGCACAAACTAAATTTGTGCCCTTCCATGAAAAATCGTTTGAATCACATTGGGTATGGAAAAAAGTATTAGCGTCAGACTCAGCAGTAGCGCCAGTAAAATCAAAGGAAATTTCAACGCCAGGAGTTGCAGGTGGGGAATAAGCGAACGCAGGAGAACTTAAACAAGCTAAAAGAAGATACGCCGCACGCAATCTGTAAGAACGAGAAGGACTAAAAGCCATATTAAATCCTGTAATATGATAAGCATAAAACCCCTAAGGAGGGGCAAGCCCCTCACAGAGAAAACGACTATTAGCCGAAGATTGCGCCTTTAGCCCATTTAAAAACGACCGCGATAGCAGCAAGGCCAAGCATGGCACCACCGACAGCAGTTAACGCAGCAGAACCATCGGTAGTAATCGCTGTTGTAGCAGCAGTCACATCGATAGCAGCACTAGCAGAAGAAGCAGCAACGGCAGAACCCATAGCAACAGCAGTAACAAGATACTTTTTCATAAGTCACCTATAAAAGTTAATTAAAACCCGAGTTGTTTTCGAGCAAGTTTTATAACAAATGCTAAAGCGTAAAGACCGACAATAGCACTAAACAAAGCCGAAACCTCAGAGTATGAAAGTTGTGAATCTAAATCCTTTGCTTCAACTAAATAGTAAGTTGTACACGTGGGAGCATTAGAAACAACCAAAACAGGCTCAGTGGTACTTGACGGACCAACTTTGACAAATTTACTTTCAACACATAAGGTCACGGCTTTGAATCCTTACGCCTTGCGTAAAACAGGCGCTTCAAATAAATGGAAACCATTAATAGAAACGTGCTTACCTTCTGTGTTAGCAAAGGACATTTCTTTAAATTCAACAGATAGCTGAATACGTGAACCACCTGTATTCTTTAGCATTTCAATGGTTTTACCATCTTTAACAAAATCAGCAGAAATATGAACATCAATGGTTTGAGTCGGAGAAGTTGTAATTAAACGAAGTAAACCAACATTGGTGGTCTCACCAGTTTGATAGTTAACTTTGGGTTTAATTTGTACGTCTGTAGGGTCTAAAATCACGCCTTCAAGTTTCATATTGTATTCCTATAGTAAGTAAGTAATTAATGGGACAGTTATTGACACGAGTCCAAGGCTAATGTCGAAACACCATATCGCTCGCTGCGCTCGCTGGTGTTTCATCATTAGCTAAAGCATCAAGCCAAAGCGCTTGCATTTCTTCATACTCTTGGATGTGGCGTTCATATTCGGCATAGTCCTGTTCGGACATGCGCTGATATTCGCGCTCCATTTCGAGAATATCGAAAATATCGACAACGCCTGACATAACCTGCTTACGGGCGTTTATGTATTCCTGCTTGTTAACAAGCTTCCAATTCTTGAAGCGTGTCGCTTTGAATACGCCGTGAAATAAAACGCCGTTAACCCGAGCGTGAGCGGCATCGCCATAACGGGTTTTAGCGTGTTCAGGCGCATCGAAAAGTTTGGAGATAACGGCGGGTACGGCGTAATGGGTTTTAACAGTTTGGTCAGCACGGCGAACAAAAATACCACCCATAGCCATGCAAAAAGCGCCCCAATCGCCCTCATCAGCAGAACGGCGGACTTTTTCTAAGAGGTAGTGCTCGTCAGAATTTAAGTTTTGAAACACGGCATCATCCTCGGATATTTGTTCGCGTAAGCGGCGCATTTCACGCCAAACTGTAACACTAGGCCCACCAAAAAACTGAAACTGGCGGATGCCGTGGACACGTGACCAACTGACAATACGTTCAGCGGCATCAACACCATCGAGTGAAGTATTGCGGTCTTTATCAACATGGAGGCCGTCAACACTTTTAGAAATGTACTTAGCGCAATACCCAACAGCCGAACCTTTGTCAGTATCAATATGCTCGACCTTAAAACGATGTTGACTAGCGCCCTTCTCGTCTGGCGTGTCGAGCATGGCAAAATGGCGAAGTTGAGAAACGAGGTAATCAACATCAGAGGGCAACGCGAAAATAATCATGTGGTGATGCGGCGTGGCGTCGTGGTGAGGCTCTACGATGCGCATCCCATAAAATTTGATACCCGCTTTATCCATCGACTTGCGGAAGTTAGACCAAACACCCATTAAATAAACGTGGGCATCTTCGGCAGTAGGTTTATCAGCGGCGACAAATTTGGGGTTTAACGTGCCATTACTCACGGCGTGAAAACGTGACGGAGAGGTAACAGTGGTAAAAACGGCAGCATGGCCAAGCTCTTTGGCTATCTGTTCAAAACCTTTGAGCCTTACAAACATTTCAGCGCGGCGAATCTCAGGATTAGAAATAGACTTGCGTGATAGTTCGGACAACGAAAAAGCGTTAGCCTCATCATCCTCATCAACCGCAATCGTATTATCCAAAACCTCAGCGTTATCTGAAATACGTTGGCGGTGACGAACAATTGCGTAATCACTGCAATAAGCTTGCTTATCTTTATGTACAACGCCCAAATCCCGAGCGACATTCTCAACAATACGCAAAAAGCGGCGTCTTAATTGGCGACCTAGCCAATGCTCATCACAAGCGCGATTAACTAAAGAAAAAAGCTCACCTGATAAGCGTTTTTGTTTAATTAACTGTTCGTCAAATGAAAGCCCCAGATGAGCCAAAAAGTTCAGCGTAACCTCAAAAGACTGTTCAGAGCCTTCAACAGTGGATAGGCGACGGCGTAAATTCTGAGATTTAACCCTTGCCAACTCCTTAACCTCAGATTCGGTCATGGTAACGTTTTGGTTAAGTGTTCTAAGGCGAGCGGAGGCAAGTTCTACCGCCCTAACCGCCTCGATATAGGATTGTTTTGAACAAATAGAAATAAAAGAGTTCAGCATGGTAGGTGCAAAGTCACCATGGCGGCGAACGGTGTCAAAAACAGCTTTGCGCCAATTGGTGGAACTAGCGTCACGTTCAACACTATCCCGAATAGGCAAATCATAGGCGGCCAAACGATTATAAATCCCCGATACAAAATCCGAGCGATTGTCGGAAACCTCAAAAGGCTTTGGCAAAGGTTCGGGCGAAAAGTCGGCAGAGGAGTAAACAGTTTGAGACAAGCAAGAAGGACACGGGCAAAGGGTGTCAGCTTCAAATTCGTGACCGCAAGAAAGGCAAATTTGATATGTAAGCTCAATGCGCTGTAAAGCAATAGGAGCCTTGGCAATAAACTTTGAATCAAGCGCACTAGGAACGGGACGTAATGCCGTTTTCCTTGTCATATTGCTGTAAAGAGAACCCTTCTCATAGCTAAACATGGTACACCCAAAGAAAGTAGTTACATGTAACAAATTACATTAAGCAGTAAAATACACTTGTGATAAGTTACATGTCAATAGTTACTTGTGATATGTCACCAAAAAACTAAGATCACAGCAGGACAAACAACAGATGAAAAACATGGCAAAATTAATCTCAACATTCCGAGTAAAGGAAGCGCACGCAGAACTGTTAAGGGAAAAGGCGGTAGAACTAACCATAGGAACAAAGGAAGTTGTAAAAGAAGCCGACATAATCCATTGGATATTGGAGCGCGAAATTAAAAATGTGAAACTCAATGAGTGGGTAAAAAGCAACCAAGAACAAAAAAAGTAAGAGTATTTCAATCAGCAAAAAGCAGTGCTGATAGCTGGTTTTGTCTGCGACCGTCAGACTACAAACGGGCTGAAAGTCAGCAATTAAAAGCGTCTAGCAGGACGGGTTTAGGCAAAAGAGGCGCGATAAAAAATGTATAACGGTTTATACGTCCAGAGTCGCTAGAAGTTCCCGCAAAAGCGTATCGCTTCGCTCCCATTAAACCTACGGTTTAATAATCCCTTAATTAAAATTCCCGTACATCAATAAAATGGTGCAACCATTAAATGATATCAAAATAGTAAAATATTTAACTATTTTGGTATCATTTAGTTGACTTAGGCTATAGTTTTGATATCATTAAGTTGTAGGGCAAACATTAAATGATATCAAAAGGAAACATCATGAACACATTAAAAATCGACGGTTTAAAATTTGAAGTACAAGAACCATTAGTAATTGATGAATTAGAATCAAGAACAGGTAACGATGTACGTATTGAAGTAAGTAAACATTTTGTTGTTTATACAAGCACAGAAAATATGAGTGTTTATTGGGATGAAGAAGAAGAAGTATTCAAGATTTACACAGGTTTAGAACATGTAAATCTATTTGTAAGTAAAGAAGTTGCGGAAAAAGTAGCAGAATTTCTAGACATTCCAAAATGGGCATATGACTTATACAACAACATTGTGACGTTAAAAAATGGTGAATGGATATACACCGAAATATAAAAAATAAAGGGCTATGGAAACATAGCCCTTAGATGAACAAGTTAAATAAGGAGTAAATAAAAATGGCAATGGTACTTAGACTGAACGAAGAACAAGAAAAAAAATTAGAGGAACTAATGATAGAAGTAGGAGAGGCGACAAAATCGAAAGCAATCATATACATGATAGAAAATAGCAAAGAAATACTAAGAAATGATAGAGTTTACAAGGAAATCGTAAGACTAGAGAAAGAAATAATAGAGACAGGAAAAAAGATAGCAACACTGAAAAAATAAAGTGAATATGATATCAATAGTGACGCCCAGGAAATCACTATTGATATCAAAAAAAGAATACAGGTCGCGAATTTTGATATCAAAAGTTTAATCGAGGACGTCGATAATGATATCAAGAAAAAATACCAAGAAAAAATACGGACGCGCACAATACACATTATGTTACGGGTAAAAATTAGTTAGAGCGATTCGAGCGAGCTCGACCACCCTCCGCACAAATTTTTATCGGTTTGTGCTGCGCATTATACAAACCGCAAACCCTCAACATAACGTTATCACATTGTGCGCAGTTTTATGTGCGAGGGATTTGGGGTGCCGATAACATCCTAGTTAATACCTTGCAAATGATCTAACGGCTTATTAAAGGCACTTTCATGTCTTTCTATTTGTGTAGTGTGTAAATACTTCGATGTGGTGTCGATACTCTCGTGGCCTGCATCGGCTTGGACATGTGACAACGGTCTACGGTTAATATTAATGTCATGGGTAATCCCGGTATGTCTGATATTGTGTGCTGTGAGTTTTCTCATTTGTGCCGCGTCTTGGTGAAAGCCATCAGCTTGAGCATTATCCGCAGCAAGATTAATAATCGCTTGAATTTCTTCACGGATTTGACGGATCCCAAGATTGGCATTCACTACACCCGCATCTCGGCCGCGACCAGCTGCTCTATGTCGAACAAATAACGGATGTGGTTCACTTTGATTTGGATAGTCAGTAAGACCTAAAAACTGTCGATATTTAACTAAGCCGTCCAGTA